ATTCTCTTCTAAAACACCTATATCCCTCTTTTAGAGGGGGGATAGCCTACACACAGGCCGTAGTCATTACTAGATTATACTACTAATCTGATATCGGTTTATTCTATCCCTTTATTCGTACTTCAAAAGGTCTTACATCTATGGCTCGGCTTCATAGAATGCCCCTTTACACTTTATCTTTTTATACTCGCCCCGTGGGCGATTCGCACTTTTCCCTTTAAAATCAACACCTGTCAATTTTACATTTAGTCGTATTATTTTACATATTATATGCCCTTTTTTATATTTTTCTATGCGTATGTGTATATATATGATATATGTATAGATTAACAGTCCCTTAATAATAGCGTGTAGGTATATAGAGGGGGGGCGTGTCTTTGTTTCGTTGTCTTGTCTTCTCCTCTAGTCCTCCAGTTGCAACCCTCAACTCGTACACGTGTTCGCTTCCTATAATAAGCATTATGTTAACTTGTTATTATTTTTCTACTTTTATATTAATATTTATACTATTATTACTAGTACTTAGATTATTCTCAAGCCTAGATTTATCATAGAGAATTCCCAATGTTGTAGATAGTTGAGACAACGTTATTTTGTCGCCGTTCTCTATTTCATAATCTATTCTATTCAATAGTTTTTCTATGATTTCGTTGACTCTTTTGGTAAAGTTGCCTTGGCTTTCAGTTATACTCTTTTCGATATTCTCTGAAATATCACTTTTTGCGATATTGAATATAGTTTGCTTTGTAATGTTATAGTCTTTGCATATCTTTGCTATATTGTTTTTAGTATTATCTAGTTTATACTTAACTAGTATTTCTTGTCTTTGTTCTTTAGTTAACTTTTGCATATATATCACCCTTACAAAAACGGGAAAAGTCTTATTTATAATATATTATATTATATATTATCTTATATTACAATTATACCTCTAAAAAATCGGACTTTGAAGGACTTAGGGTCATTTTTTTACGTTGTTTTTTTCCTTATTTTTCAATGGTTTTAAAATTTTAGTAATTTTTTTTGCATTTTGTATTGACAAGCATTTTGTCATTTGATATAATTAAGGTGCAAGTTGAAAGAAGGACTATCAACTAGCAAGTACAATTCAATTATAACTTGTAAGGATTGCGACCTCCTATGATAGGTGATATTGCCCCGGTGATAGTGAACTATTAAGAGACAAAGAGCACATGAATTACTTTTTTTAAAATTATAATTGACAAACTACTTGTTATTTGATATACTGAATACAACAAGCAAGAAAAACATTTTATTTTAACAACTTTTGACAACCTACTTGTTATTATATTATAACGTGGTTTATTCTTTTAACCTATTAAAGAACGTATGCAAATCAACGTTAATGATTAGGTCTTTGAAAAACATTTATATATTATTAGATAGGCACTTTTTAAGGTATAAAGCCGATTTAGTAGACAAAGCTTTGTGGTATACCACTATAAAACATTTACTTGCTTACTTACTATATGTAGTTTTATGTCATAAGTTAGTTGAATAGACAACTTTAAAAAGATAAAAGACCTATTGAAAAACCTTTAAAAACCTCTATCCATACCTTATGGTATACCATATTGGCATATATTGGTTGGCTAATTGAAATAAATGATATATAAATCATATTACTAGTAGAGTGATACACGTGGAGAAATTAGGACTTTTTGTCCTCACGTGGAACGTATTAAAAAGTGATAAAGACTTTCTAATATTTAAATACTTAATGAGATTACTAAATTCTTGATAGGTGGAAACCCTATATTTTAAGTGCTTGAAACTCTTTAGAGTTTTAAATCTATACATTTTGTATGGACTATTAAAGGAACTGACTACTTAGTAATAGAACTACTTTTAGTAGTTTATAGTCTATTCTCTGAGTAGATTATAAAGTGCTAAAAAGCACTCTTAAGGAAGGAGAAAAAGAAAAATGAAAAAATATTATGCAAGTTATTTATCTGAAGGAGAAAAAGTGGAATATTCGCCACTTTTTTCTAATGAGGAACTATTATTAGACTATTTAAAAAATAATAATAAGTTTTTAGTGTTATTAAAAGTTTTTGGAATTAATAAAAAAGGAGTGATTTAAATGGAAAACTACACACTAATATTCGTAAATGGAGAACGTATTAATATTTCAGCTGAAGACTGGACTGATGCTTGTAATAAAGCCGAAGAATACGAATATAATTATGACTTAAAAATAAAATGGATATGGGAGAGATAAAAATGAATTATTTAGATATTAAAAATACTTTAGATAACCTATGGGACAAAATAGGATATGAAGAATTGATCAAAGGGTTAATGTCTTTTGAATTAGATGAAAAAGATGAAAATATATTAAATCAATTATATGAATATTATTATGCTTACTCAGAATGTTCATTATTAAATGACATTTTAGTAGATAAATATAATGAATTGAAAGGTGGTGAAGAAGATGAAAAAGTATATTATTAAAAGTTATGACAGTTATTTTACTGGAACTTTTGAATCTGGAGGAGTTATTTTAATGACTTGCTTTAGTACTGAAAAAAAGGACGCAAAGATATTCAACACTAATGGAGAAGCATTAGAAACATTAAATAGAATAAATCATAAAGAAGCATATATAGAAGAAATTTAAAAAAAAGAAAAGGAGAAAAGAAAATATGTTAAATCAAGTAATTTTAGTAGGAAGATTAGTAAGAGATATAGAATTAAAAAATGGAGAAAATGAAGGGAAATATGCAATTTTAGAATTAGCAATACCACGTAGTTTTAAAAATAGTGAAGGTTGCTATGACACTGACTTTGTAAAGGTTAAGATATTTGACAGTGTTGCAACTAATACAAAAGAATATTGTAGAAAAGGAGACCTTGTAGGAGTTAAAGGAAGAATACAAGCTGAAAAAGTAGATGATAACTATATTATAAATATTATGGGTGAAAAAATAACTTTCTTATCAAGTAGCAAAGGAGGAAATGAATAATGATAGACGCATTAACTAGATATTATAATTTTAATACAAAATGTAACTTTAAACATAATGAGAAAAAAGAAGGTATTGAGGTATATTTTACCTCAGTACCTACAAAAGAAGAAAGAGATAAATTAAAAGAAAGTAATTGGCACTGGAACCATAAAAAAGAGTGTTGGTATGTAAAAGAAAAATTATTAAGAGATATGAATATATTATCTGAAGAAGTTGAAGAAAAACCTAAAGCAAAAACTAAAAAAGTAGAAAAAATTGAAGAAACAACTGAACTAAATAAAACTCAATTAGCAACAATAAAAAGAATATTAAAAAATAAAAATAGACCAGTTTTAGAGTGCTATACACCTATGCTATCATTTGGAGATAGTAAACACTCTTACGGAGTAAATAACCCTCACTTTAAAGTAGCAATATGTGATAGTTATAGACTTGCTATATTAAATCAAGAAAAATTAGAAGGATATAAAGTAGCATTTACAAAAGATTGTAAATTCGAAAAAGATTATCTTAAAAAAATTAATGTAGAAAAAGAAAATAGTACATACCCTAACCTAGAAAATGTAATACCACATTCAGATCCAGAAGATACATTTATAGTGGATAGACAAGAAGTACTAGACAACGCAAAAGAAAACAAAGGGAAGAAAAACAAAGATAATAGAATTATGAAATATACAACTGATGAAACAAGTAGAGAAATACATATTGATAGTGAATATCTAAAAGATATGATACAACTATTAAATATAAAAGAAGATAAAATTGTAATGAACTTTTATGGAGAATTTAAACCAACAACTTATGAAAATGAAAATGGATACTATTTAGCACTACCTATTAAAACTTATTAATAGGTAGTTTTTTGATAAAGGAGGAATTAAAATGTCAAGTTATATAGTAGGAAACAATAGTTATAAAAATATTAAGTTATTAAGTTATTTATTAGTAAAAGAAGTTATAGGAGAAAATTATTATCAATATCAAAAAGAATATCATAACAAAGAAGAATTAAAAGACTTTATAGATACTGGAGTATATAACCTATACAAAACAAACGTTGCAAGTGTTGCTATACAATATGGAGATAAGATAAGATTTGCAACTGATAATTACTATGAAAAGTTTAGAAATGAGGTCTTAAAGTGTGAATATAAAGAGAATTTCCCTTTAAGTAGAAACCTGGTGATAAGTTTAGTATGTGCATTTGATAATATTAACTATCAAATTGAGATGGAATACGTAAAAGACTTTATGAATTATATAAAATTATTAGCTCTGGACTACTTAAAAAGAAATATCACAAAAGATATAGAAGAACAAGTTTATTCTAAAAATATAAAAAGAGAAAGTGTTGGCTATTATGCATGGGGACTTGATGACCTAGAAATAACAGCACCTCAAATATTGGAGTTTTAAATATGAAATATACTAGAGTTTATAAAATTTATGATTTAAGAGAACTAAAAGCAAGTGAAAGAAAATTAAATAATCTACTTAATAAATATGAGTATGTAAGAGTTATTAATGTAGGTTTAGATAAAATCAAAATAGCATATATGTAAAGGAGAAAAGAAAAATGAAAGTAAAAGTAACTAAAAAAATGTTAAAGGAATTTTTAGATCTAATGAACGATTTTGGAGAATATGTATTTGGAGATGAAAAGCAAATAAAAAAGCAATTAGAAGTATGTTTAAATAGTCAAGGTTATTGGAGTGGTTGCTCTGTTAGAGTTTACTACAATAACAAAAGATTCAGTGTAGAAAGTAGGTTTTAATATGAAAAGATATTTAGTAATAGATACATTAAGTGATTATAAAACAATAACAAATGAAAAAGGCTTGAAAGAATTGCTAGTAGAAGAAATAAATAGAGATATTGAAAGTAGTTTTGAAGAAAAGGATATTGTAAAAGAAAACATAAAATTATTAACTAAAATGGCAAATGAAGATTACTCTTTGGAAACTCTAAAAGCCGAATTAGGCAATTATAGTATGAAAGTAATTGATATGTTGCAATTTCAATATGATTATAACGACATTTTAGATTATTTAAAAGGCTCTTATTATGTTGAAGATTATAGAACATTAGGAGGACTTATTAAGGAGGTGATAGATTTATGAGATACACTGTAGAGTGCAAACAATATGGAGTTAGAAAAGCAGAAGTATATATAGGTTGTTTTGAAAGAATGTTTACAATACTTTTTAAAGATTCAAATGATATAGATATTCAAATAATAGAAGAAAACATGGAAAAAAACTACTATAAATGGAACGAAGACTTTGAAGGTATGTGTTGTGAAGAATATATTTTAGATAAACTACCTAAAAGATATAAAAATAAAATAGTAGCCGTTATTTATGAGGAGGAAGAAGAAGATGAGTAAAGAAAAGATCGAGTTATTGATAGAACAAAAAGTAAGACAATATGTAAACGCACAAAAACAATATCACGGAGATAGTTATTTAAGTAATAAATTAGAAGCTGAAATTGAAGATTTAGAAGAACAATTAAGGAGGATAAAATAATATGGTATTAAATATTCAAGAGTTAAGAGATAGAATACTATCAATAGAACATTATAGAAAATACATAAAGAAAACTAGAATAACAAAAAATGGGTTGTTTATATATGGAGATAAATACAAGACGTCTTCTGGAGATATCTACCCTATTTATACTTATATTTCAAAAATAGATATCCAAGAAACTAATTATATATTAGATTTATTAGATGCTTTTGTAGACTGTGAAGAAAGGTTGGTAAAAAAATATGAATATTGATAAAGAATTGCAAAAAATGAAAAACTACTTAGAAGACAACATAAAAATAAGACCTATTGAAATAACTGATTATTCTTTAGGTGGTAAACACTTAACTTTTTATGAGTTTTGTATGATTGATGATAAAATGACTAGATTAGATTATTCTTTTAGAATAGCTCACTTTGATAAACCGGAAGAAAACTATGCAAATGCAGAATATTTTATGTATGTTAGTGCCAATTATAAAAATGGTGGTAAAGGTTATGGAAGTGCTTATAATTCAATAAAAGACTTTATAAATGATGAGACAGTAAAAGAGTTAGTTGGTGGAGTCGAAGATATTGAAGAAGAAACTGAAGAAGAAATTGAAATATTAGAAGGACAAATGTCTTTGTTTGAAGAAGAAACTACTAAAGAACCTGGAACTATTGAAGAAATAAGATTTAATTTTGATGATTTAGAAGAAAACAATGATCCAATTGAAGAACTATTATCTTATGGTATTGATAAATATTATTATGAAATGATGAAAAAATATGGTTGCATGACAATTAATAGAGTTGAAGAAGAACTGTCTAAACTACCAAAATATAAGGAATATATGCAAAAATTAGGAAAGTATTTAAAAAGCAAGTTGCCAGTTATGACATATGAAGAAGTTGGAAGTGATTTCAATAAGAAATGTTTGATAGAAACTAAATCAAATGGTTATAGAATAAATGGTAATAGAATGCGATTTACAGCATTTTGCTTACAACAATATATGAAAAACATAGAAAACAAATCACTATTTTAGAAATGGAGGGATAATATGATAGATAAATTGCTTAAAACTTACGTTGATAGAGAAGATTATAAAAATAAAATACATAAAGTTAATCAGAAGACTTTAAACTACTACATAAATCAATGGACTAAAAATTCTTTAGAAGATGAACGTAGACTTTTATATAGCTATGATGATGAATCAGGACTATATATTGGAGTTGATAATTCAAATGGTGAGTGTTGGACTGAAGAGTTTGACTCAGAAGATATGTGTATTAATTGGTTGAATAATATTGACAAGTAATTTGTCATATAGTATAATTAGTCAAAAGGAGGAGTTAAGATGCCATTATCAAGAAAAGCATTAGAAAACAAAAGAAAATATAATAGAGAGAGGACTAAAGAATTATATAAAACATTTTCAGCTACTCTACCAAAAGAGGAACATAAACAATTATGTGAATATCTACAATCAGTAGGAATGAATAAAGCCGAATTTATTCGTTGGGCTTTTGATAAGTTAAGGGAGGAATAATATGAAGGGTAAAGATATTGCTATAATAATATTAAGCATAATAGCATTTATAGAATTAATTATAATTATATGTTTACTACCAATTAAGACTGTAGAAGAAGTTAAAAATACCTCACCACAATGGGAGAATATCCAAACTTATAATAATTAGAAATAAAACAAAGGAAAAGAGTACATTAGCTAAGTACTCTTTTTCTTTCTTGTATGGCTAATTTATACCACCTTCTAGCCGTTCTTTCATCACAATATAATTTAGCACCTATTTCATACCAGGTTAAATGTCTTTTCTTGCCGTATTCGTTTTTAAATTCTCTTTCTTTTAATAAAACTACTGCTTTATATTTCTCACCAAACTTGGCGAGTCTATCTATTTCTTTGTCTTTTAATATATTCAGATCTCTTATTCTACCCTTTATGTATAGGATAGTTGTTTCTAGTTGTTGTTCGTTCTCTATTTCTACATATTTAAGTAAGTTGTCTACGTGTTTTCCTCCATCTACCATTATTTTATCAAACTTAGTAGCTTGTGGGGTTACTAGGCTTTTTATTTCCTCTAATCTATTCTCATAATATTCGAGATTATTTTGTAATTCCTCTAGTTGATTATATACATCTTCTAGGTTCATTTTCCCCTCCTTAAATTATTTCTTCTAATTCTATTCCATATCTATATTCAAACATTTTCTTTTTTATTCGATATACTTTATCCTTAGCTGTATAAGGTGATTTAACATCTATTACATGAGTCTTTTTATCTCTAGTGTCATAATATACAAAGTCTGCACGGTATTTTATTTCTCGGCGTGTTTTGTTATTTAGTTTAAACTTATCCTGGAGAACGTACTCTTTTTGTAACTCTAGGTCTTTTATTATGCCTTTTTCTTGTTGCTCTTTCAGATTAAGATATATTTGGCTTTCTTTCTTTGAGTCAAACGTTATTCCTTCAACTACTACTTTCTTTGAGAAAAATTTACTCCTTAGTTACACCAGCTTTCTTTTCTAATTCCCTTATATACTTGTATATTTGATAATATATGTTTTTTGTGTCGTATTTTAGGTCATTACTATCCATGTCTACTACCATTGGTATTTTATTCAATAAATACTCTTTTATTGCTTTGTGATCCATTTTATTCACCTTTTAGCTTGTCTAGTTCTTGTTTGAGTTCTTTGTTTTTTATCTGCAACTTTTCTACTTGTTTTCTTGATGCAACTAATACATTTATCAATGTTTCTTTTGGAGTCTTTTCATAATGCCTTCTCATCACTTTTTCATCCACTGACTATCACTATCCTTTACTCTCTTTAGTTTTACTTCTTCTACTTTTCCATTAAATTGGTTTAGTATTTCTTTCATTTCTTTTAAATCTTCTAACTTGAATTTCTTATAATCTAATTCATAGTATAGTTTTATTAGTAGTTCGTACATTATTTCTCCTCTAACCTATATTCCATTTGTGAAAATTGTTCTTTTGTTACTATTCCTCTTAAATTTTCTATCGGGAAAAATTCTATTTCAAAATCTCCAGTAAAAACTCCTATTGTTTTTCTATCATTGGGAATTGCTACAACTTCAAATGTGTTAGTATCTTCTTTATCGGCATCATCTTCCATAAATAATCTAACTAAATCACCCAACTCTATTAAGTCTATTATGTTTGGACTTGATTTGATTATTTTATCTTTATCAATATCTCCATTTTCTGTTTCAACCACTAAATTACAATAAGTATTTAAACTTGTAATTTTAGTAATTCTCCATTTAGTTCTTATATAATCTCCTACTTTCATTTCTTACCTTCCTTTTCACATATGGTTTTTGTAGTTCTACATACATTATGCAGTCATTTCCCCTTACTATCATTGCTTCCTGATATATGTTTCCGTCTAATGTATCTAAAGCAGTGTATTTATAACTTTCATCATCAAAGTTAAATATAAATTCATAAGGACTACCTACTCCATTTATTGCTCTTTTTCTAGCCCAAAGAGAATACATCTACTTTACCTCCTTGTCTAATATTTCTAAAAGTTTTGGTATTTCTCCCCATAAATCATCAATGCAATTTTCTCGTTCTGTATCATAAGCATTTTCATATATAAACTCTTTTGCTTCTTTTATGATAGTGTGTAGTCTTTCTATTTCTTTATGATTTATGTCATTTAATTCTTCTAAACTAAAAGCATGCATTATTAATTGTGAATAATCTAACATCATCAAATTTCTTATTCTATCTTTTTCACTCACTCTTTATCACTTCCTTTTCCTAAAAAATATCCTGCAAAGAATGATATGTTTGCTTGTAAAATTAATGCTAATAATATTTTCACTCTTTATCACTTCCTTTTAAAATATCTCTAATTTCTAGCAATCTATTTGCTATACATGAAGTACTCCAAAATATAAGTAATAAACCAATAAATATCACTCTTTATCACTTCCTATTTCACCATAAGTACAAATTATTCCTTTGGAACTATAATAACAATGTGTATCGGCATTACCATTTATGACATAGGTAAAAATAAAAATAATGATTACAACTAACACAAATATTCCTACCAATTCAAACAATGTAAAACCTTTTTTCACTCTTTATCGCCTCTTTCTAATACTGGTATATATGTTTCGTAACCTTTACTTTTTAAAATTGCTTTCAATTCATTTATGATATTATTTAGTCTTTCTATTTCTTTGTCTTTATTGTTATATTCTTCCCATTGTTTTACTCTAAAAATAGGTACAAATTCAATTCCATTAGAATAAATTTCTTCCGTGTCAACTACTTTATAACATTCCATAAATTCATCTAAACTTTTAGTTACTGCTTCATCTAAATAATTCACTCTTTATCAACTCCTTTTAATATATCTAATAATTGTCTTGCTTCTATCCAAGTCAAACCATTGCATTTCCCATTTATATAATCTTTTTCCATAAATTCTATTGCTTTATCTGTTCTTCTGGTTGCTTCTTGCCATTTTTTAAACTCATTATTATGTTCTTCTTCATATCTATCGCATAGTTGTTTTAATCTTTGGTTTTCAGTAAATAAGTCATCTAGTCTTTCTTTTAATATATCTAATCTTTCTTTTGTACTCATATATTTTTCTCCTTTACTTGTGTTAGTCCATCTTTCACTTTTTTATCACCTTCAATTAACCTTTTAAGTTCTTGATAATTGAAAGTAACCATTATAAAATTCTCTTTATCAATTAAAAATGATGTTGTTGTAGTCTTTCCAGTCTTTCCTTCTACTGTGTAATTTACTTCCATTTTCATTGGCTCTAAGTTCTTTAAGGCTTTTATTTGACCTCCGTATGTTACGTCTATATTATTTTCCATTTAAGCCTCCTCATTATAAAAATTATTTGTTATTCCATATACTCCCTGTCTATATACCATACGACACATTTCATGTGCTTTCATCAGAATCTTATATTTTTGATAACAATAGTTAGTAAATTCACTTTTAGTTATTTCCATTTGTTTAGCATACTTAACACTATCTAGCATTATTTCGTTCCATCTATCAGCCGTTATAAGAGCTTCTTGACTTAATACATAAGCTGTTGAATAATCGCTGCTGTCTAGGCTCTTAAAGTCTTCCATTAGCTTGTTATAAAACTCAATATCCTCATTCAATTCCTTCATTTAATATCCTTATAGTTCTATTTCTATTGTAGACATAGTCTATATAACCTTTCCTTTTTAATATCTTTAAAGATGTATGGATAGTAGCTGGACTATTTACTCCACACTCTACACATATTTCTCTTATCGTAGGACTATACCCATGTTCTTGGATATAGTCTTTTACTACATTTAAAGTTAATCTTTGTTTTTCAGTTAATTTTTCAGTCAAGTTTAATCAACACCCTTCTTTTTTTGCTTTTTTCTCCTCTTCCTCTTCTTTTGTATTGAGGAGTCTGATAATAACGTATTGTATGTTCATTTACTCCCATTTGTTTAGCAAGTTCTTCTATTGTTCCTATACCTAAACAATCATCGCCTTTATATAGGGCGTATTCTAATTTCTTTCTTGCCATATACACCTCTAAAATGGGAGATCTTCGTCTTCTATTTTTATTTGTTCTCCTATTTGACTTTCAGTCTTTATATTGTCTCCAAAGTCTTTAAATGGATTATTAGAAGTGTTTTGAGGTTCTTTAAATTGTTGTATTTGAGTTAAATCAGTTATTACTAGCTTAAACTCTACATTTCCATCTTTCTTTTCGTAAGTTGATAAGAATCCGTCTATATCGTATAATCCATAATCAACATCAGTTCCTTTTGGTAATTGTAATGATAAGTACTTTTCAGTATGCTTTCCGTTATAATCATTTTGTATCTTTGTATAATATCCATTTCCTTCTTTATTCTTGCTTATTACTATTTTCATTTTTTTCCTCCAAATTAATTAATTTTCCTTTTTTTCCTTTAGGTAAGTGAATCATATAAAACTTTTCTATTTTTTCTCCTGTTAGATATTCAATAGCTTCTGCATACATTTTTTCTTGTTGTAAGCATTTCTCTTTATTCTTCTTAGTTGCTGTTGCAAACGTTTTGATATCAAAAATAGCCTTTTCTTCAAACTTTTCACTCTCAGTAGTATAAATGTCTAAAAACTCATAAAACTCGTCCGTAAAGCCTTTTATTTGATGCTTTAAGTAATCTTCTATCTCTTTATGAATTAGTGTTCCTCTTAATCTAGCACTTTCTAATATATCTTCGGGTACACCTACGTAAGTTCCATCATCTAATAGTTGAGTTACACTTGGTATTATCTTTCCTTTATATCTATAAGTGTGCCAAGTTTCATTATAAGTAAGGTCAGGTGTATCGAAGTCTTCTATACCTGTTAAAATGTCGATACAACCTCCAAACTTATCAGTATTAACTATCTTTTCACTTAGTAGCATTTTGTTTTCTCTCTATAACTTGTTGAGCTACTGAATAAGTCATATCTTCAATTTTATCTAGCTTGTAATAGTTAAGCATAGCATCTATATCATCCACTAATTTTTTGATTTCTTTTATTTGATCCTTAGTTATTAAAGTTTCGTTTTGTTTTGCATATTCGTCAGTATCTGCATCTTTTGTATCGTCTATTAAGAATAGTCCATTTAAAGCATATTTACGTGCATAGCTTGATGCTGTTCCAGTTATTTGAGAACCATCCATTCCTTTTTTGTATTCTTCTTCTCTAGCATAAGCTGTATTAGACATTGTTGAATTATCTTCAATATCAAGTAATGTAACTGTTGCTTTTATGTAATATCTTTGATTTCCTGATACAACAGTTCTTTCGTTTTCTCTCTTTAAGTCTTTATCGTAATAAACTTCATTGTAAGTTGTAGGAGTACTTTCTCCAATAACTACAAGTTCATCACTTATTTGCATAGATAATTTGTTTTTAATTAGAATCGGCTTTACTGCCTCTAATATATCTTCACAACTCCTATATTTGTATTTTCCAAAACTATTATATTGTCCTTTTGGTGCTTTTAATTCTTCTTGTACTTTAGATAATTTTTCATATATTCCCATAATTAATCCTCCTTTGGTTTAGCTAGTATTGTCATACTATCTCCATCACATATAAATTCATAAAAATCAAACCCCTCTATACTTTCTAGAGTCAAAGCTCTATAATCAAAACTCATCCACATTTTTTATTTCTCCAGTCTATATCTTTTATATTTTATTTTTTTGCCTATTCTATTAGTTCCGTTTATCCATTTATCCGTTATTAAATATCCTTCATTTCTTAGTTCCATTATGTAGTGTTGAGGATCTGTTATTCCTAACTTTAATACACTCTCTAAAGTTGTTATTGTTTCGTGTTTTTCTAAATATTCAAGGATAGTATCTTTTTGAGTCTTACTCACTTTCGCCCACCTTCTTTAATTGGCATTCTAATTTCATTATCTTTTTATCTCTTCTTCTGATTTCTAGTTTTTGTTTATCTAATTGTATGTTTTGTTCTTCCCATAATTCTTTATACGTTTTTTCAACTAATTTATCTTTTATATGAATTAATAATCTATTAAGCATCTTCGTACTCCTTTATTAAATATTTTATTTCTTCTATAATGTCTTCTTTATCTCCATCAGCATAGGCTAAGTCTTTTATCATCCCTATACATCTTTCTAATCGTTCTAGTTTTTCACTTACTTCCATATAATTCCTCCACTATTTTAATTTTTGTTAAGTCTTTTTTATTCCTATAAGGTACTCCTCTATAAGTTGGTAAATCTTTCATAAAACAGGATATAAGTAATTCATCAGGTAATAAGTTTTCTAAAATTACTATATCTTTTCTTACACTAAAATGTAATTCTATAGGTCCGTATACTTTTTCAAATAACTTTTCAGTAGGTAAAGCTACTTTATACACTCCATCCTTCTTTCCTTTTTTCTTTAAAGCAGGATAGAATTTGAATATTAAATACTTATATGTTTTCATAAAGTATCTTCTTAAAGCACGTTCTTTTTTTCTATATTCATTTTCATCTAAATAAGTTAGAATATTCATCTTCTACTCCTTTTGGTGGATATTTTTGTAATAGTTTATCTATAACTTCCTGTTTACAATTTTCTAAATCTTTTCTAGTAAACTTTTCTCCCCTCTCTTTAGCTACACTCTCTAAGTACTGGATATCTAAACATCTACCATAGTGATTATCAAATTCTAATACTTTCATCCATCTACCACACATTCGGCAATAAACTCTATCGTTTTCATAATCTACTACTTTAGGTTCTTTTTTTTCTTGTTTATCCATTTAAAAGATTCACTCCTTTATTGCCTATTTGTAAGTTGGTAATATGTTTATCTTTTAATGTATTGTATTCAGCTATAAATTCCTTCTTATTCCATTTTTGTTCATCTTGTGTTGATGTGCATATTCTATAAAAACCTATGTACTTAACTATTTGAGCTGTATAAGGATTTAAACTTTCTAGTGCTTCTTTTTCTCTATATGATCCGAATTTTCTAACTGCTTTAATAACTTTCAACCACTCATCATTTGCATCTGGAATATCTACTTTGCTAGTAAGTTTTTCTTTAATAGTTGCTACACTTGGAAAATATTGACTTGTATATCTAATTTCATTAATTGCTTTATTAAATTCATCTTTTGTGCTGTCTTTAAAATCTTGATACCAAATTTCAACCATAGCTTCTAAATCAGTAGCACTAAAATCTTTTAATGCTCCTGGATAAGTCATCTTTAAAATTGTAATGGTATCGACTATATCTTTTTTAGTTATCATATTCATCTCTAATTCCTTTCATAATCTCCATAAAACTTTTTTGTTTACTCTTTACAGGCATATTTAAGTAATTTTCAAAGTTAGTAGGTCTAAATAATGTACTAGGTCTTAAATATGCTGTCATATCTTTTTCGCCAGGTTGGTGCCATAAATAACTCATCTTCTCAACCACTAGCATTAAATCTTCTTCAGTGTACCCATCTTTTAATCTACCTTTAATAAGCTTTAATGTGCTATCACTTGTAGAAGAGTATCTAGTATTGTTTAATTCATTAAGTTTATCTATAACTCTCTTGCAGATCTCTTTTTCTTTATATATTTCTTTTATACTTGTATTATTAATATTACTTGTATTATTCTCTTCACCTTTTTGAATACCCCCCTCATATCTTTTTGAATAGGGGGTACTATCTTTTTGAATAGGACCTATAGCAATTATTCTTTTAATTATTTCTTTGCCTGAATATTCATAATCAACTGTTATATATCCTTTTTCTTTTAAATTCTTTATCCAAGTTATTACTGCATTAGGTTTTACTCCATATAATTCACTAAAATATTTATTAGTTGCCCAACACTCACCTGTTTTTTGTGCTAATGCTGTTATTTCACCATAAAGTAACTTTTCATTAGCTTTTAAAGAATTATCATATCTAACATTCGCAGGTATTATTGCATAGTAGTTTGGCTTTTCTTCCATTTTCCTCCTAACTCTTCACTCCTTCCTACTTTTGTGTTATAATTAAGTTGAGAACTTTGATACTGGGTTCTCTTTTTTTTATTTATCTTTTTTAAATAATTCATAATAATCTTTTTTATAATATTCACAAATCTTATCTATTTCACTTATCGACCACTCAAGTTTTCCGGTCATCCTTCTACTTATAGATTCTCTACGCAATCCTAAAAGTTTAGATAAGACTTCCTGTGTTTCTCCTCTTTTAGCCATTTCTGCAACTAATCCAGGATAAATTACTTTCTTCATTAACTCTCCTTTCCGGATAAACAAAAAACCCAAGACATCAGTCCTGGATTTAACTTCTTGAAATTGATATTATGTTAACTTCCCAAGACCGATAACATTTTTGTTACCCTTTACATTTACCACTATACTATTGTCTTGCATTTAAGTCAACACTTTTTTTAATTATTGTCATTTTTTGTTATTTTATTATCAAAATCAAGAAGAAGGATTGCAATTAAATACCTAAGAAAGTCTTTAAGAAACTTATCACTATTACTGATATGAAGTAATAGAAAAATGTTTTTATTTCTCTAATAAATAGTTCCTTTTTTTCTTTCTTTTTTAAGGAATTTTCTCTGCTTTTATGTACTAATTTATTGAATTCACTTTGAGTATAATATTTGTTATTGTATTCATATTCAATGTTTAATACTTTCCATCCCATAGATGTTGTATCTCCAATTTTATATGGTATCATAGAATTTCTATATCTTTGGAATATACAACCATCTCTTTTTTGGTATGTAATTTGCATCACTTCTTCTCCACCTCCTTTAATAGGGGAGTATAATACCACATTTTGTTCGATATTACAAGAAATACTTTTGTAGTATAATAATAGGTAAGGGAGGTAATATAAGGTCAAAAAGAAGTAAGGCTTGTGATATTCCTCAAGAAGTTAAACGTAGAGTATGGGAAAGAGATCATCATCATTGTATTTATTGTGGTAGTCCTTATGCTATGCCTAACGCCCATTATTTAAGCAGGGGGGCTCACGGAGGGCTTGGAATAGAAGAAAACATAGTTACTTTATGTCAAAATTGTCATCACAACTACGACAACGGAAAATCTAAAGAAGTAAAAGAGGCTATTAAACGCAAAATAGAGGCTCATTTAGCCTCAAAATATCCTAACTGGGAAAATATATCACTAACATATAAAAAGAGACCTTAGAGTCTCTTTTATTGCTCTTTAAACATTGAACCTATATTATTGTGTTCTGTCATAAATAATTCAAACAACATATTACTTACAGTCATATATTTTTGTTTTAATTCTTCATTATCACAATCAGCTGCCATCATTTTCCATTTATAAGCATCTACCATAAGATCTAATGTTTGCATAGCATATTTTTTAAAATTACATATTTTTTCTTCCATTAAGCAGTCTCTACTCCTCTCTTATTTAAGCATTCACAACTTAATATAACAAACTGTCCGTTTGTATATCCTGCGTTTTGATTACCATATCCTATTGGATAATTTACTCTACGATTTAATTGATTTGCTAATACTTGATTTCCATATTTGCATAGCACAGGGATATTATTCTCCCCTACTTGTATTGATATAGGATAGTTAGCTGTTGCTTCAGGTATATTTGTAGCGATTATTAGTCTATAATTTCCTAAATTAGTAACTGTTTTTATAGCTTGATTAGGTATTAATACCACCTCATCTGTACCTGTTGTTAGATTTGAGCACACTATTGTATTACATCCGCAATTCATATAAAATTCTCCTTTCTAAAAAATAATCCCAGTTTTTTACAATATTTTGTGTATTTTTGCCGTTTTTTTGCAAATTTTAACAAAAAAATTGGTTTTTTTTGTGTTTTTAAAAAAAGACTAGACCTATAGCCTAGTCAGTATAAGTCAACTCTCTAATATAGAGAGGAATTGCATCCGCATCCATAATAACATGGAGGCTTTGGAGCAGTAGTTGCTAAATTACTTAAAATATTATTAGTAATTACAGCAGTTTGGCGAGTATTAGATAATTCATCACGAGTAGTTGCTAATTTATCTCTTAATTCACTGATAGTTTGTTCATTAAATAAGTTAGTTATAGTTGCTGTTTGATTAGCTATTTGATTTCCTAAAGCAGCTACACTATTAGACATTTGACTTGATAAATCTTTGATTAATACAGCATTGTCATATTTATTATTTAATATACTGTCATTTACCATAGCAATAGAACCTTGTAATTGTCTTGAATTAGCGTCTTGAGTCTGATTATATAGACTTGCTTGAATATCAGCTAAACCTAAAGCAGTTCCAGTATTTCCACCCCATCCAAAGCCATTTCCACCAATAGCCATTAAGAAGATAAATAATAGGATAAATCCACCTACTCCACCAAATCCCATACCATCTTCACTTCTTGTGATAGCTAGTACATCTGATGCAGTTAATCCACTTCCGTTCATAGTTTCCTCCTTTCTCTATTTCAAAGGCTATTTTAAGCCTCATATAGCGAGTTTTACTTTTTTCCTAGCATTTGTATTACCTGTTGTAATTGTTCCTTAGAGATGCCAATTTCATTACATTTACGAGCTATTTCCTCAGCTTGTTGTTGTGAAGTCTTTCCTTGAAATAAACTAACCATCTGTTTCTGGTTCGGATTCAACATCCCCAGTAGCATTTGCATCGGATTCGTTGCCCCTTGAAGTTGACTTAGTATGCTTTGTATGTCCATCATTTAATCTCCTTTCTAGTTCTTCTACTTTTTTATTTAATTCTTTTATCATTTCGTCTTTCTCATCAATAGGGTAGTATTTTTCTATGTTATACTTCTCTATCGTTCCATCTAGTTTTTTTATTTGCATCTTAGTAGTTCCTAGAAATACAGTGTCTCTAAATACATAAATATTTTCACACTCATCAGTATCATTTAGTTTCTTTAATTCACATAGATTATCCTTAGTTTGATAGTTTCTTATTAAATCTTCTAGTTCTTGTCTAGTATTCATATACTCCTCCACTAAAAAGAGAAACCATAAAATGCGTTTTAAACATTTGTCTAGTTTCTCCTTTCTTGATTACATTTTCCCACAAAAAAAAGAGAGGGAATTGTCTTCTCCCTCTCTAAAAAATGTCATATTACCTTCATTATTTTTCTTTTTACTTTTCTTAGTTCTCTATTTATAGTGCTTTCACTTACATTTTCTAACATAGCCATTTTAGTTATACTATATTCTTTAAGCCTATATTCAAATATTCTTTCTTGAAGTTCACTAAGATATATTTTACTTTTTATTTCTTCTACTTCACTTTTAGTAAATTCTAATTTAAACATTTATCTATCCTAACAAATGTATTGTATAACATAAAAGACATAAAAAGGCTAGAAAAGTAATTAGCCACATTATAAAGAATTTATTTGTATCAGCTTTAAAGGTTTTTAATATCTCTAATGCACCAGTATTTTGGTGTATCTTATTAGCATTTTTCTCTATTCTACTTATGTTTTGATTTATCTTTTCTTCTAATTTTTCTATTTCACTTGCCATTATTTCACCTTTATTTGGTTAGTTCCAACTACTTCACCATTTAATTGTTTTAATTTTTCTTCATCTACTCCAAACTTTTTAGCTACATCTTTTAGAGTTTCTCCAATTCTTAAAGTGTAGTATTCAGGCACGTTTGCGTCTTCTTTTTCTTTAGACGCATTTTCTTCAATTTTTGCCTCTTCTACTTTTTCTTCTTCAACTACATCTGGTACTCCAGAAGTTCCTTCAATTAATTTTTCTTCTTTCTTTTTCATATTAATTCCTCCTATTTTTTATATTCGTTTTAGTGCTTCTTTTTTATACCAACCTATTGGTGCTCCATTAGATACTAAATAAGGATATTTAGCACCGTTTATAATTCTTGTAATAGTTCCTGTCATACCTGAACGTGCTGTATTGGCAGAACCATCACTTGCACCATTTCCTTTGCCAACAGTTTTTACTTTATCTCCTACTTTAAAATCAGCATATACAATACTATTAACTATATCTTGTACAGCTTGATAATCATATCCTGCTTCAGATAATCGTTTCTTTCTCTCTTCTCCGTTACCCCATTTACCTTCAATTACTTCTTGAGCTATTTCATTATTGCTTTTCTTTGGTTCAAGTGTAGGTTCAGGACTTGGTTTTGGAGTAGGTTGTGTATTTTTAGGATAACCATTAAATCCATTTTTTATAATTGATGGATAATCATAGTAACAATAATCTTGGTCTACTATTTGTCCTGCTAAATATGGGCTTCTTATTTTGTTAGTTTCTCCACCAAATTGCCACATACGATCTCCCAAATATGTTGATGGTTTATTGCTCATCCATGCTGCTAACCACTTATCGTAGTCTTTTACTCTATCTTGATTAATCCAATTATTAAACCAGTCTAAATTAGCATAAATACCTACATAATAGCCTAGATTTTCTAATGTTTCGCAGAATCCTATTATTCCATCAGTTATTGCTTCTTTACCAGCATTTCTTAGCCATCTACGGCCTCCTGTGTCGTCTTCTACGTCAATATAGATAGGATAATCAAATTGTTTCCCTTTTAAGCAATTATTATACATCCAATTAGCTTCATCAACACCTTTTTGATAAGTGTTAGCACAACTAAACCAATAGGCTCCAACTCCTATTCCTCGTGCCTTACATTGATTGTAAAAATTATCAAATTGAGTATCTTTTGCTTTAGATACTCCATCACCATATCCAGTATATCCTGCTCTTAGGATAGCAAATTCGACACCCTCATTTTTAAGAGTGTCGAAATTTATTCCTGCGTTATGATGACTTAAATCTATTCCAAATTTTTTCCTTAGTTTCACCTTCTTTTATTATAATAATTGGCTTGGTTTTATAGCATTGGTTGGGATATATGACAAACCTAATTCTATCTGCTTTTTAACCATCTCAACAGTATCGGCAGCCCTAAAACAATAGTCAACTCCTAAACCATTTAAGGTTGAGTTTAGAGTTGATGGAACTTGTGTCATGTCAGTATAATTGAAACTTCTGCCAGCATTACCCATAACTGACAAGTCTTCAACATGTGTCATTTCCGTTGATGATGTATTAATCCAATGAACAAATACATTACTTAGTTTTCTTGCTTTTACGACCAAATTCCAATCAAATGATGAAATAACTGCTATGTTTTCCATCCCGTAATCCTTTAGTTTTTGAATAACAGCAGCAACAATATCTTCTTTTAATTCTATAAATGGGACTAAATTATAGTATCTACATATTTTTAAGTAGTCATCAATTGTAGGTATTACTAATTCATCATCAGAATATTGCTCAACATTAGTTCCTGTATCAATATGATACTGTTGGATTTGTGCATAAGTCATGCTACTTATAGTACCAGTTCCGTCAGTCATTCTATTTATAGACGAATCATGCATACATACAATTACATCATCACTTGTTGCCCATAAATCAGTTTCTATTCCCCAAAATTTATATTCTCCAGCAAGTCTAAAAGCAGGAATAGAATTTTCTGGTGCCTCTGCTTGATAGCCTCTATGAGCATATAAATGTGGTGTATTAACACTATTTAATGTGTTAAATAATCTTTGATGATATAATTTTAAATCAGTTTTCGACTTATTTTTTGATACATAATATAAAGATATATACCCTTCATCTATTGGTGAATTAAATGTAATAGTATCAGTGCTGTCAACTATATCAAAACAAATTTTATAATAATATAATGGATTCGCTTCAAATTCAATTACATCATCGTATAGTCTTTGAACAAATGTCTTAGTAGAATCATAAATGCAAAGTTTAACATGGTACAATTCAGGATCAAAAACTATTTTTACTATTCCTTTTTTAAACTGTAAAAAGTTAGATGTTGTGAGAGAATACTTTAAGTCTTGGAAAAGCCCGTTACTTAATATATTTCCATAGTCGAATGGAGTATAATCATCAAAATTAATTTTTAATTTTGTATCATCTTCTAATGCTTCAAAGTCATTATCTCTATCGTTATCAATTTTATCAATGCTAGAAAAATATAAATCGGATTCATTTGTGTCAGTAATATCATAAATTTCATAAAGCAAATAGTTTGTAGATTTTAATTTTCCATAAATATTTAAATAGTCATAATCATTTGATGGAGTAAACTTGATATAGTAAGTATCTTGTGGCATTTCCACATCCTCTTTTTTTCTTATTCTTAAGAAAAACTCTCCATTACTGTCGGTTGGATCATTTGTGCCTTTAATGCCTATTACTGAGTTATTAGTCAACTGAGATTTGACTGCATTTTGATCATAATTTTTAAATTGTATCTTAAATAAATACTCTTTATCTTTTTTTACAGGATGATTTACAAAGTAATCTGTTCCAGTTGTTCTTGAATTATTTGCATAAAAGCAATCCATTTCCATAATTTCTATTGAAATGTTTGCTGAAGTATTAGTGTGTACAACAAATCTTACTGTTGTAGCATCTAAATTTAATAAATTTAAATAGTATTCTTCTGTTCCTGAAGCGACATTACCTTTTTTTCTAAAAATGTCAACATTGTCAGTTTGGACTGTGTCGTAATATTGCAAGCAAAATGATGTAGTATTGCTATACGTAATTGCAGTATTAGTAACAATTATTTTGTATTGCTTGCCTCTACTAAAATTGTACGTAAAGGTTGTATCCAAATTTGTTACTCCAGTAAAATCATTTTTTTGATAATTAAATGTATTAAGTTTTTTTACTGCATCAGTATCAGAGGATGCCTGATATACTCCTCCATCTTCCCAAGAATCACCATCATACCAATACCAATGACCATCAGTTGTATTAACATATACTCTCGTTGTATCAGTCATATTTGTCGTTGAATCGGCAACTAATGGAGTAGCACTTGTTAATGTTGATAATTGGTCGGAAACTTCATCAGTAACATCACTTGATAGTGTCTGTTCCAATTCGGCAATATCAGCAGCAGTAAAATAATCGGTACCTTTTACTGGTGTATATCCATTATTTCCAGTTTCTCCTTTATCTCCTTCATCACCTTTATCACCTTTTTCGGCCATTAAATCCCAATATGCTGTATTTGTTGGAAGATTTCCTAATGTGTTACCTTTAGCACAATAAGAACTTCCCTGATAAGTTACTACGTTAAGTTTTTCATATTGTACAGTAGCATCATAAGCCCCGCAATGCTTTATACCTACTATACCTAATACTTGTGTTATTTGTTCAGCCATTAATAAACCACCTCCAATTTGTTATCATCTAACTGAAATGTAAAATTATCTCCTATTTCTTGTCTTTGTCTTGTACCATTCATTATTAATTTTCCATCAACAACGTCAAAAGTAGCCATGTCTACGTTACCGACATCACCTTTATCACCTTTGACACCTTTAGGTATTCCAAAATTAAAGTAAACTATATTTTGCTCTTCATCAAAATTTGATGATACAGTTGCCGGAAGTGATGGATCTAATGTTTCAACATTACCTATCATTGGTTCATAGTCATTGCCTGGATCTCCTTTATCTCCTTTAAAACCCTGCAAACCTCTAGTCCCAGCCTGTAATTCTAATTCAATTCCGTTTATTAATTCTATTGCCCTTGTTTAACACCTCTCTTTATAACAAAATACAATGAGTCTCTTCCTCTAGGAAGAAATGTATCTCTTGTTCCATCAGCTCGTATTCCTACTAAATCGTATATATAAGTACCTTCTTCGATATTTTCAGTGTCAGAGGAGTCAATTTGTATGACTCCCCATCCATCTTCAAATTCAGTTGTAGATTTTTGTAGTAATATGGTAGAATCTTTATTTTTTCTTAAAGTAAAATACAATGTAGTGCCTTCTTCTAATAGATAGTCGCCAGTTTCTTTTACTGTCGGTCTTATAGGAATAATTCCTGTGTCCCTTCGATTAATCTCAATATCCATTGTTACTGGATTAATTCTTATCCTTTAATCACCTTCCTTAAATTTCCATCCATAGCCTTCAACTATGCTTTTTATTGTACTATCAGAATAGCCTTGTTCTCTTAAATAAGAGATTGCCTTTTTCTTTACACTTCCCTGAATTGATTTACCACTAGAGTCTTTATCGGCTTCAAGTCCTGATATATAGTTATCTACTTTAGTGTATTCGCCTATAGATAGTCCAGAATTATTTATTGCATCCATTTTATTTGCTGACATTTCTTTCATTTTTTTATTTCCATAAGAAGTTACTCCAGGTACATAAGTCTTATCTCCTATAGTTACTACACCATTTTCTTCTTTAGCACCTTCAATATCTTTCATTACTTTCTTCATATACTCAACAATTTCTCTTTGCTTAGCTTTATTTTGTTGATATTTCTCAGAGTCAGATAATTCTTTACTATTTTGAATTTCTCTTTGCTCTGCATATAGTGATGATAAATGGCTCTTAATTTCACTATATTCACCATTCATATATTCATTTTTAGCTTTCTTTAAGTTAGTAGCATCGTGGTCTCCTGAATCAGCAAGAACTTTACTCTTTAATGTATAATAATCACTTACAGTCTTATTATTTAGAGTAGAATTAGTAGTGAATTTGCTCTTAAATGGATTAGATAAAGCACTAAATCCTGAGTCTTTTTCACTTTCTGCATAGTTAGTCATGCTAGGAAGTACCAAATCTCCAATAACTCCAGAATATTGATCTATTAAATAGTCTAACTTCTTAGGCGACCTAATTGCCTCTAAATATGGCCCAATAAATGCAACGTCCTTTAATTCTGTGTTTCTTAATTTTCTACCTACCCACTTACTAAACTCACTTGTCTTAGCATCATATTGCATATATGGATTTTGTTCTGATAAATAATCACTAACTATTTGATTACCACTCCAAGATTTACCTTTTTCTGATGCTACACCAGCTATAGGTGCTAATAAGTTGTTATCCAATGGGTTGTTAGGTGCAATTTGATTTATAATCAAACTATCATAACCTTTAAAAGCATCTTTATCTCCAGTTGCTTTATTTATTGTTCTTTTTGCACCAGAATTAAATATACTTACTGCACGGCCTTTAGGTATTCTTACAAATTGATCTTCTGCTTTGTTTTTCCATAATGTTTGCCCTAATCCAGGCACTTTGTTCATTTTATAAACGTAATATTGGTCTTTTACATAATCAGGCAACTCTTCATACTCTTTATCATCTTTATACATTATCTTACCAAGTAATGCAGGCGCTAATCCTAAAGCCATAGCCCTAGCAAATAATCTTTTAGCAGCTCTAAAGTCTCCATTTCTAGCATCTCCAAAAGCCTCAGTAAATGTTCTTCCAAACTTAGAAGCACCCTGTACTGACGCATTGAAGAAAGTAACACCATTTTTATCTACTGTCTTTGCAAATTCACCACCACGTTTGAAGTTAGTAGTTATTTCAGCAGCATTATAATCGGCTTCTGATAGTACCTTATCAAGCGATTTAGTAGGTTCTTTTATCTTGCTTGCCTTCTTTTGTAATTCAGCCTCAGACATTTTATCTTTATTTTGTTCTATGAATCGTTCTTTCTTAGTAACTAGTTCTCCTTCACTATTAAGGTCATATCCATTTTCTCTTATAGTGTTGACAAATTCAGTTATTCTAGGCATTGATTCAATAAAGTTATTTGCTTTTTCTATCGAATTAGGTACGAATTTTACAACTTTACCAACTTTACCACTTTCCTTTTTGAATTGTCCTTTATTAAATATCGAATTAGCTAGATTACCTCTATTTTCGTATAACTCTACCCATTGTTGAGTTCTATTTATGTTATTAGTACCATTCGTTTTATTTTGAATAGCATTTATACCTTTTCCAAATGTCCTTCCACCAAATAATTCAGCATATGTTCCTACACTTTTATATATAGGATACTTAGAATAAAGCATCATATCGTTAAAGTCTTTTATTGCATTTGTACCAGCAAAGTATATGTTTTTATTTGTCAATAGTTCTCTTTGTACTGACGTTAAATCAGATAAGATTGGTACTTCTGTTATCTTTCTTGATTTTAAAGACTCATATATTCCTTCATTTATAGGTAATGTAATAGGTCTTCCTTTATCAAATATAGTAAATGTATAGTTTCCATCTTCACCATTTAATACCTTTTCATCAACTCCAAACATATCCTCTATGTTAGTTAATTCTTTACCATCACTACTTACACCTACAGTCTTAGCATATTCTTGCCCAAACTCATTAAGTTTAATAGCTTTCATAACTTCTTGTGTATATTTTGCTTGTGTTTCTTTTAAAGGCATTATCTCTAATGTACTACCTTTAATCTTTTGTACTGGGTTTTTAATTTTAGCATTTTTACCTTTGGTCTCTAAAGCAGCACTACTGTTGTCAACATTTCTTTGTATTCTTACATAATGAGGATTGTTTTCTAAGTATTGATTTGCAACTTTTTGAGACCTAAAACCAGCATCAACCATATTTTGTAATTGGTTATGTCCGTAAGTCCAGATGTTTTCTCCCCATTTATCTATGTTTTTGTTTTTCTTTCTTAACTCTGCAACCACTTTTTCTGATGTTTCTAAAGGTATTTCAAATTGGTCTATACCATTTTTCATTTGGTCTATATTTCTCATGTGTACTAAAAAACTAGCTTTATCATTATCAGGAATACTTTTATACAACTCATAAGCCTTTTTATACCCCATTGATACTGTGTTACCCTGTTCATCAGTAAAGTTTTTATAGGCTTTACCATTTATGTCAGTTTGTCTTTTGTCAATCATATTTTGAGCCCAACTATCTGCCGAATCGATTGCATCCGATTTATGGTATAAAGTTGGGTTATTATATTCTCTAGACATATCGTAAATTGCAGCTTTATGGTCTGTGAATTTATGTCTTATCTTATAAACGTAATTCTTTAATTTTTCAGTAATTTTAGGCTTTCTTTCTTCAGGTATTTTGTCCATTATCTTAGACACTTCTTTGTCTTGTTCAACATTTTCTTGCATATCTACGTCTTGCTTTTTCTTAGGCGCATTTTCTTTAGTTTTTGCCTCTTGTACTTTTTTCTCGTTTTCAGCTACTATTACAGGTTCCTTTTCCATTTCTGCTGGTATATTATTGTTTTCGACTTTTGCATATTGTCCTTCATCTCCGTTTATCCAAGCAACATCTTCTATAGGTACTTCTTGAGAATATATTTTATTGCCACCAGCATAATCTCTAGCTTGGTTTTGAGAAGTAGATACAAATGCTCCCTGTTCTATTGGCTTAGAAGAATAAACTGTTACTGTGCCTTTTTCTAAGTCTCTTTGTGCATCTTCTTTAGAATAATCTCCCCACACAAAACTTTCTTCATCATTTATAGCTTCTTCAAATGTTTTTATGTCATCTTCGCTTCTTATTCCTGTATGATATTCATCTTGCATAGGATTATTATTGCTTATAATATCAAATTGCATTTGTTTATTATTTGCTTGTGGAGTTTGTTGTTCAGTTTCCACACTAGACTGGACTGCTTCCGGACTAGACTGACTTTGTGCTGCTTTTTGCACTGCATTTACCCATTCATCTACTTTAAAACTTACATATTTTTGACCTTGTCTATTTAAATTCTCTTTAATATTAGGTCTTTCAGATTTAAAACTTTCATAAGCATATTTCTTTAATGCTTCAGCATCCATTCCTTTAGATTGCATACCTATATTCTTGGCTACATCTAGCCACTCTTGTTTAGTTCTTTTGCCTTGTTTATTGGATGCTATTGTTTCCTTTGCTTTTTCAGTTATTGTTGAGTCATAATCTTTTAGATTATTTTTCTTATAATATTTATCATAATCAGATTGCTCCGTATTTTGCGTTTTTCTTGTCTCTAGGGCTTGATTTATTTCTTCTTGCTGTCTTATTCGTTCTTGCTCTTTTTGACTTTCTTGAGCCAATTCTTGAGCCTTTCTAGCTTCTTCTTGACGTTGTTGTTGAATTTTCTCAAATTCTTCCTTACGTTTAGTATTTTCTTCAACTCTTTTTTCGTTTTTAATACGATTTTCTTCTCTTTGATTTTCCCATCCTTTGTAATCAGGGTTATATTGTTCTCTTCCTTCTGCATACTCAGCATCTCCTAACGCATTTCTTATTTTGTTTTCAGTTTTTACATTTTGAAAATCTTGGGATGTTGAAGGTGAGTTTAATATTGCTCCTGTTGCTGCTCCTGTTAGTCCAGACTGTAGGGCTTCTCTATTTACTTCATTCCAGTTTATGTCTTGCCCTAATATTCCAAGTCTTGCTAAAGCATCTAAATAAGTTCCTGCTGATTCCTCTAACCCTTCTCCTAATGCTCCGTATCCTGCTCTTAGTAAAGCATTTAGATATCCGTTAGTATTTCTATTAATTAAAGGCTCTACAAATTGGTCTATACCACCTTTACCTTCTAGTCCAGGTACGCCTCCAGTTAACATTTCAGTTAGTTGTTCTATTCCAGCATTAGTTAAACCATAGGCTCTAGCTCTATTCATACTAGCACCATCATTTAAGGCTTCTTCCATCCCACTTCCATAACTAGAAGCTCCCAATATAGCATTAGATGGTAGTTGAGCCATATATGTTTTTCCTACATTTCCTAAAGCAGCAGCAAGTTTTTCTTTACCTTTTAAACCACTTATATTGGTTAATTCTGGAGTACCTCCCCATGCTTGACCTAATACTAAGGCAGGTACCATTCCTCCTGTACCCTGAAATACTTGCCCTAAAAAGTTGTTTCTCTTTATAGCAGATCCTTCTTCTAGTTCATCAGCAACGTCATTATATCCTGTATCTTCTAAAAACTTCTCAGTTCTATTCTTCTTGATATCTCTTTCTTGCATCTTCTTTAGGTCTGCTAAGTTTTCATCTGCTGTTTTCTTGCCTTTAGTTAAATAATCAAAAGCATAATTATATCTTTGCTCTATTGGGTTGAATACTAAATCGCTTGCTGCATCTGCTACCTTTTCCATAGTTCCTACAGCACCAGTAGCCATATTAGTAGCTAGGTTAGCAGCATTTTTTCTTCCTTGATTTTGAGTTTTATAATAATTACCTATTATTGGGACTGACTCTAATAATTGTTTATTAGCACCACTCAAATTTGCTAAATCGCTTATAGCGTTAGAAATATTAAATCCTTGATTATTTACAGCACTATTTTTAATAGTTTCTTTATAATTATTAAGAGCATCTTTTAATGATGTCTTTTTCTTATCGCTTTTGTTTTCTTTCTTACTTTCTTTAGCTTTTGCAGTTGGTTGAGTAAATGTTTGAATTTTACTTGATTCACTATTAAAAGTTTGAGTAGTAGGTTTAACAGTTTCAGCGACTTTTACTAGCGCTGGTTCCTCTTCTTTTTTTTTCTTTCTAAGAACAGAATTGTCAGGATTTTCATTTATATGAAATATTTTACTGTCAGTACCTATATAACCTAATCTCGCCATTTAATCACCTACTTCTTCATTTGTACCATTTTACCTTGTGCATTTTTGTAATATTTCTTACCATTTTTTGTATATACAGGAGTATCAACTACTACCATACCTGCTACACTTCTTGTTGGTTTTCCAGCAACTTGTCCTATAGCTCCTGCAACAGTATCTCCTGTTTCTTCATATGTTCCACTAGATTTCTTAGTAGAACTGCCACCACCACTACCACTGTTAAAACGAGAGTATAATTGTTGTCTTTGTAATGCTAAGTTCTCGTTAAATTGTCTTACTGACTCTTGGAATTGTCTTTCTGCTAAATCTCTTTGCAAGGCTTTATCTCTCTCGTTTAATAAGTTTTGAATATAATTAGCTTCTATTTGTGCATTTGCTCCTGCTAGACCTGAATTATAAGCATTATTTGCATCAGTTGTTCTACGATTTATATCAGCTAAAGCACTTGCTTCACCTGCATTTAAGTAATTTAAGTTAGTATTTAAGTTATTTGCATTTTGCATTCTTGCTTGAGCACTTAGCCCTGAGTTAGCTCTTCCTGTTGATGCTAAGTATTCTTGAAAGTTTCTAGCACTTAATCTATTTTGAGCGTTAGCAGTTGAACGTTGTTGATTAAATGTAGAAGCGTTTTGATTTCTTTCGGCTTGTAGGTTGCTTAAAGCTTGATTACGTGTGTTTTCTAAGTCAGCTATTGCTGCATTCTTTTGTGCATTTTTTAATCTATTTAAATCTTCTTCGTATGCTGCCCTCTAAATCCCTTCCTTCCATTGTCCGTTTACTTTTATATAAGCAGTTGCCTCTTTCCATGCCCCATTTACTCTTACATAAGGAACAGCCTCTTTCCATTGTCCGTTTACTTTTATTCTAGCCCCTTTACTTCCTTTAGTCATTGTGTAGTCTTTATAACTCCACGATATTTCATTTCCATTATCCAAAGCACATACTGTCTCTCTTACTGGAAGAGTATCTCCAGTCATTAAGGCTCTTAAAGAATCTCTTTCAGCTTGTGTCAAATGTATTGTATATCTTTGCGATGACTTACTCGTTAAGTCTCTTGTTACTAAGCTAGTATTGCCTCCAGCCTCTAACTTAACTCTTAAAGAATATGTATTATATGCTGTTATATTTAATGTTGGATCTTCAGTGTCTTTAAAATTCATACCACTTATTAAAGTTGGATAACGATTTATTTTAGTTAATCCTAAAGCACCTGAACCACTCCAATTACCTAATCCTGAGTTAAACCACCAACTTAATACAGCAGTTCCACTTCCGTCAGAATTATGCCCTACCCATATATCATTACTTACGATATTATGAGTTCCAGCACCATAGTATTGATAGCCTAGACTGACACTTTTATCATTTACTCCAGCAGATATTCCTGAGGCAGCAACGTGCCCAGCAACGTGTAAATCTAACCACACTCTTACTTTAGACCTATTATTAGTAGTATCTACCTCTATTTCTTGCCCATTTAATTGAAAGTAATTATATCCATCTATATATACTCTATTTCCTATTTCAGCCATTTAATCACCTACTTATATAAGAAAAATATTGCTCCATTATCGGCACTACTTGGTAATGTTGTTCCATATGTTATTTTTAAATTAGTTCTTGAAGTATTCCAATTATCAAATGTGTTATTACATTTACGTGAATTTGTTAGTCTTGAATCACTAGTAGTTACAAAATTGCTTGAATCTGGTATAGTTTCAACTATTTCATCTATTTCTTCAGTTAATGTTTCATTTATATAAGTCTTAATATCAGATCCTGCTTTATCAAATAATTCTTTTAATTGTGATGAAGTTAATCCATCAATTGTATTAGGTCTATCTGATAAAGACTGGATATTGTTTACTTCTGCTGTTAATTTTGTTAAAGCCATATTATCCTACTCCTCCTATCTCATCATCCTTTTTCTTTAGTTCTTGTTGTCTATTTTTTTCAAATTGTGTACCAAAATAAAAAGCAATTACTATTTGAAATATTGAATAGAATTGCTCTCCACTTATATACTTCATAGCAGTAAATGCTACAAATGCTATTGTCATAACTACTGTTACAAATGATTTGATGTCTTCCAATGCTTTCTTCATATAACCTCCTACTTAATTCCCATTTGATGGATTATATATCCAAGCAAAGCTGCTATTATAAAATAGAATAAATAATCTATTAGTTTATCCCACTTTTTGCCTTTTTCAGTTGATTGATTATCTAACTTATCATTTATAGCAGTTACACTCTTCTCCATTTGTTCCATCCTATATTCCATTTTCTCCATTATTGCATACGTTTTTTCTAAATTGTTTAATCTTTTTTCGTGTATTTCTATCGTTTTGTCTACACTATTAAAATGTTCTTTAACTGCATCATCACTCATATTTATTCCTCCTATTTACTTTCTCCGAAAGATTCAACTTTTAATGCTAATTCTAGTATTGTGCAGTCAGTATCTTCAGTATTATCTATCGTTATTTTCATATTTGTAAACTTCTTTGCTTTTAATTTTAATCTAAATGGTTGTGTATTTCTTGATATGCTAAATGAAAAGTTTGCAAAGTCTACATCTTCCATTAATAAAATTTTATACTCTATATGTTTTCTAGTTTTTGACTCATTTCTATTTGTTACG